TTGATTGGTCATGGGAGTCAAAATCTACGTTGAATACTAACTTTAGTGAGACTCCAGAGCATAAATGTGCTCATGTTTTTAAGATGGACAATGGAAATTTCTACGCTTACCCAAATAACAAAATTTTATGGTATGATGATGCCTGGACAAAAAACAGAATCACTCAAAATCCAGGTTATGAAATTGACTTAACAGAGTATTCTGTCGAAAATCGTCGAAAAATTGAGACCTCAGATGATTTTATGTACGATATTACAGAAATTCGGGATAGCAACCCCGTAAAAAGTTCTGATTTTAACGAATCAGGAGCTAAACCCAATGGCAACTTCACCAACAGATAAAGGAAATGAGTTTATTAAGTCTGGAATGACGCTAATCACTCAAGTTTCCTCTGAGAAATACCTTCAAAAACAGAAAAAAACTGAACAATATGACATTCCGACAGATCGTTACTCCAGACCATGCGGTGGAGCTGGTGGATTTGACGATTTTGTCGAAAGATGGCACGAATAATCTCCAAAATTACGAATAAATAAGATAGATTTATTATATTTTCATGCCTTTAGAAAGGGTAAGTAAAGGATTTAAGGACGTAAGTGCTTCTTTTTTAGTAAGCGCACTTAATTACGACCTTATTTCGCTTAAAAATGAAAATGCAATTGCTCGTTCGCTTCGAAATTTGGTTCTGACACTGCCTGGAGAGCGATTTTTTAATGAAAATTTGGGTTCAAACGTCTCAAAATCACTTTTTGAGAACATTGACTCGATTTCAGCATCAATTATACAGAGTGAAATTGAAAATACAATCAAAAATTATGAGCCAAGAGTCAATTTACTTGAGGTAAAGGTTGATCCAGACTTTGATAACAACAATTTTAACGTTACTATCACTTATGAGATCATTGGAATTGATGTTTTACCACAACAGTTGACATTTGCATTACAACAGACACGATAAATGGCACTAGTAAATTTTAGCAATCTCGATTTCGATCAAATTAAGAGTTCTCTCAAGGAATATCTGAGAGCAAACTCGAATTTTACTGACTATGATTTCGAAGGTTCTAATTTATCAACGATTATTGACACTCTTGCGTACAATACGTACATTACTTCGTACAACGCTAACATGGTTAGCAACGAAGTTTTCATTGATTCGGCAACTTTAAGAGAAAATGTCGTTTCTCTTGCAAGAACCATTGGTTATGTGCCAAAATCAAGGAAATCTGCTGTTGCAACGATTTCATTTTATGTCGATACAACTTCTGAAGCAACAACACCTCTTACATTAACATTACAAAAAGGTTTGGTTTGTACAAGTGCTTCTTCCTTTGAAGGTACAAGTTATACCTACAATATCCTTGATCCGGTTACAAAGCCTGTCGTCAATAATATTGCATCATTTGACTCAATTACAATTTATGAGGGAACATATCTTACTCAGACATTTACTGTAGATGCAAATAATCCAAATCAAAAGTTTATTCTGACGAACCCCAATATTGATACGTCATCGATACGTGTGAGCGTCAGGAACACGCAGAACAGCACGGTTACGAGGAAATTTACCCTCGCTGACAATTTAATTGGAATCAACGCATCATCAAAGGTTTTCTTTATTCAAGAGATTGAAGATCAGAGATATGAACTCATCTTTGGCGATGGAGTTTTTGGTGTTAAACTTGATAATCTTAACTACATTGAAGTCTCTTATGTCGCCACCAATGGCAAATATGGAAATGGCATATCAGATTTTACATATTCTGGAAGAATTTTAGATAATAACGGCACTCCAGTCACAACTTCAATCTCAGCATTAACAACTGACGTTTCATCAAATAACGGCCAAGAGATTGAATCTGTAGATTCTATTAAAAAGTACGCTCCACGAATCTATGCATCACAAAATCGTGCAGTTACTGCTGCAGATTATGAAGCAATCATTCCTAAGATCTTTCAAGAGACAGAATCAATTTCAGTTTTTGGCGGAGAGACCTTAAATCCCCCAAGATATGGAAAAGTTTATATTTCCATCAAACCTTATAATGGAGATTTTGTTTCAGATATTCTTAAAAACGCAATCATAACAGAATTAAGAAAATATACTGTTGCTGGTATTGTAGTAGAAATTATTGACCTTAAGTATCTGTATGTTGAGTATGATACTGTCGCATATTACAATGCTAACGTAGCTCCTGGAGAAGGAACTGTCAAATCAATTATTCAAAGTAATATTTCCGCGTATTCCGACTCAATTGAACTGAATAAGTATGGTTCTAAGTTCAAATATAGTAAATTCCAAAAAATAGTTGATGATAGTCATCAAGCAATCACTTCAAACATCACAAAAATCACAATTCGTCGCAATTTACAGGCAAAAGTAAATATCCTTGCTGATTATGAAATTTGTTTTGGAAATGCATTCCACTTAAAGAACACAAAGAGTGGATATAACATCAAATCATCGGGATTCAATGTCGATGGTATAGTAGATACTGTTTATCTTGGCGATTTGCCCAATGCAAACCAAAAAACGGGAGCAGTATTCCTGTTTAAATTAAATTCACCAACAGAACCAGTCGTTGTTCGAAATAATGTTGGTACAATTGATTATGAAAGAGGGGAAGTAAAACTATATCCAATTAAAATTACAAATGCAGCAAAATCGAAGGATGGTGTGCGAATTATTGAAATTTCTGCATCTCCAAATTCAAATGATGTCATCGGAAAAGAGGATCTTTATTTACAACTAGATATTAATAACAGTGTATTAAATATGCAAACAGATGATATCTCATCTGGAGCAAATATTTCTGGATCAACATACACAGTAACATCAAGTTACACAAACGGGAATTTAATCAGATTGTAATATGTCAGAATTTAGAGTCAAGACAAGTTTAATCGTTGAAAATCAGGTTCCAGCATACGTTAGAGAAGAATTTCCTCTTCTTGTTGAATTTTTATCGCAATATTATAGATCCTTAGATTTTCAAAGTGGGCCATCTGATATTCTACAGAATATTGATCAATATGTAAAATTAGATAGTCTTGTAAGCTTAATTGACTCTACTACTTTAAGTTCTTTTGTAGAATTTTACGATACGACGATTAATGTCGTATCTACTACAGGATTTCCAGACTCATATGGTTTACTTCTGATTGATAATGAAATCATTACATATGAATCAAAGACTTCTACTTCATTTGTAAATTGTAAGAGGGGATTTTCTGGAACAACAGCATATCAAGACTCAACATCTGTAGATCAACTTGTATTTGCCGACACAAATGTCGATGAACATGCAGACGAGTCTATTGTATCAAATTTAAGTGTTCTTTTCTTAAAAGAATTTCTGCTCAAAGTTAAAAAGCAAATTTCTCCAGGATTTGATGGAAGAGATCTATATTCTCAACTGAATGAATCCTTATTTCTTAAGCAAGTAAAAGATTTTTACTCATCAAAGGGAACGGATAATTCATTTAGAATTCTGTTCTATGCTTTGTATGGAGATACTGAAGCTTCGGTCATCAAACCAAGCGATTATTTGATTCAACCATCCGATGCTCGTTATTATATCACAAAAGATCTGGTAGTAGAAAAAATTATAGGAGATCCAAATGATCTTGTAGGATCTACGTTATATCAAGATGGTGGATTCTTTGAACCTGCAAAAGGAACTGTTTCAAAAGTAGAAAGAATTCTTAGAGGGCAAAAAGAGTATTTTATTATCAGTCTTGATCATGATCAAGACACAGATTTCCAGGCATATGGCACATTTGCAATTCATCCAAAAACAAGAGTTGTAACAACTGCAGGAATCGGTGTTACAACTCTTGATGTTGACTCGACAGTTGGATTTCCACAATCAGGAACCCTCATTTTAAATCAAGCTACAGATACTGAGTTTTCAGTAACTTATCAGGAAAAAACACTAAACCAGTTTCTTGGTTGCTCCAATATTACTTCAGAAATTCCATCACAAAAAGAAGTTGTGTTGGATTCATATGCATATGGACATGTCGGCATTTCTACAAATAACGTCGTAAAGGTTAGAGTAACGGGCGTATTATCAGATCTTAAAATTTTAGATAAAACTTATTATTATGAAAAAGATGAAAGAATTGAAATAGAAAGTCTTGGTTCAAACTTATCTTCTGCAAAAGCAAACAATTGGTTTTTCAATGTATCAGTAAGATATGATGTAAAATCAATTCAGTTAGTAGATGTCTCAACATATACTTATCGAGTCAATTTATTTGATGAACACGATTTTGTAATTGGAGATTCAATTACTTTAATTTCATCAAACAGCAGAGAATTCTATGGTGAAATTATTCCAGAAAATATTAATTCAGTATATTCATCAAGTATTTCTGGATTTGATAGTAAGTTATCCTTTAATATAACTGGCCAAGGACAATTAAATACAAGCGTTTTTTATACCGTAAGGAAAAACGTTTCCAAAGTATCTACAACAAATTATCCAAGTTTAACAAAATATACTACTAATGTTCAGAATGTTTATACAGATCTGAATGATACTTTATATGTTGCATCTAACTCACTCCCAACATATTATAATAATCCATTAGCAATTAATGATCGATCAATTACTTTCTCGGGATCTTTCTCAGGAACTGAGTTAATAATTGGAACGCATGGATTTATAACTGGAAATGCGATTGTTTATAATCCAACAGATACTACAAATAAATTAGACTTACATCCCGGCATATATTTTGTTAAAAGAGTAAACAATACTACGATTAGTATTGCAAGAAGCAGAGAAAATATCTTTACGGAAAATTATATTTCTGTAAGTGGAACCGTATCAAATAATGTATTCTTCTTATATGATTTTAGTGATGATCTTTTAAATGCAAAACAAGTAGAGCCACAAAAATTAATTCGTAAAATATCTCCAGCAGAAAGTGACGGGTCATCATATGATACTCCTGTTGGAACAACGGGAATGTTTATCAATGGAGTTGAATTAGTCAACTACAAAACAACCGACATTATCTTTTATGGTCCACTGCAGCAGGTAGTTCCAACTGCATCTGGAAGTGATTATGATGTTATCAACCCTCCAACTCTTCATATTGCAGATGCAATTGGTTTTGGAGCAACTGGCATTTGCACTGTAACTGGATCTTTAGTCCGAGTCGATGTCATTGATCCCGGATTTGATTATCTGGAAGATCCAATTATTACAATTGCCGGTGGAGGTGGATCTGGAGTTTTGGTCAAACCTAATTTAATCGAGTTTGACCACTCTTCATCCTTCAACTCATCCGCAGGGGCATTACAGGTCAATACAACGAATGATACGATTGGTTTCTCTTCCTACCATAAGTTCCGAGATTCGGAAGAAGTAATCTATGATACTCAGGGCGGAACAAACGTAAGTGGACTTACAACAGGTGCAAAATACTACGTCAAGGTTCAGGATGGATTCACTATTAAATTACACAAAACCTTTACAGATTCTGCCGTTGGAATTAATACCGTTGATTTGACATCATATGGTGCTGGAAATCATAAATTGCTTTCCACAGCAAAGAAAAAGAAAATTGGAACCATTTCTGTTATTAATGGTGGTAGCGGATATGTAAGTAGTGGATCTACAATTCTACTTACAATCAAGAGTAGAATTGGAATTTCAACCTTAACTGGACAAAGTTTTGAGGCCATCTTAAATCCCATCTTTAGAGGAAATATTACGTCAGTTTCTCTCACTTCTTCTGGTGTAGAATATGGAAGTGAAGAGATTATCAATTATAATAGGCAACCAACATTCTCTCTGAATAGTGGATCTGGGGCAGAAGTAATACCAGTTATTTCAAATGGAAAAATCAAGCAAGTTTTTGTTACAAAACCTGGGCATGACTATAATTCGTCACCAAATCTGATTATCAATAGTTCAACAGGATCTGGTGCCGTATTATCTCCAGTTGTTCAAAATGGACAATTAGTAGATGTAAAAGTAATTTTTGAAGGTCTTGGATATTCCGAAGGTACAAATATTGATATTATTGCAGCAGGATCTGGTGCTCAGTTTGAAGCAGAAATAAAATCTTGGAGAGTAAATGAAGTAGAAAGATTATTATACTTTAATCAGATTAATCTTGATGACGGCATTTTATTAAAGTCTAAAACCGAATCATACGGATTGCAATATGGTCATGCTTATGCATCTAGAGGATTGAGATCTTCATCACTTGCAAAAGAAACGGTTGGCGAAAGACCAATTTATGTTCCAGATTTAAGAACATCTGGAGGATCTGAAATCAATTCATCTTCCCACTCACCAATTATTGGTTGGGCTTATGATGGAAATCCAATATATGGGCCATATGGTTTTGATTCTAATGGTTCTGTTAAGAGAATGGTTTCCGGATATACGCAAGTTTCAAGTTCTGTAAGACCCAATATTCTAAGATATCCCTTAGGATTTTTCGTAGAAGATTATCAATTTACAAATACTGGAGATCTTGATGCAAGTAATGCAAAATATGGTTCAACTCCAGAATATCCAGATGGTACATACGCATACTTCTGCACTATAAACTCAATAAATGATTCCACAGGAATATTCCAATCTTATAGAAGACCAGTATTCCCATATGTAATAGGAAATACCTATAAGTCAAATCCAATATCATTTAATTATCTTGCAAGTTCAAATCAAGATGAGATAAACATTAACGAGACTAATTGGAGTAGAAACACTCATCCATATCATCTCACAAAATCTAGAAGTTATTATGACTACGTTTTAGATTCAAATAAAATCAAAAAACAGTTATCTTTGATCAAGAGTACAACAAAATCTGGTATTGACTCGATTGGAATTACTACAGGTGGATCAAACTATCAAGTAGGTGATAAAATTGTATTTGATAACGAAACTACTGGTGGATTTGGCATTTCCGCAAAAGTTTCGATTGTAGGAGGAAAACAAGTAACAAGTGTTGGAATTGCTACTTCTACATTAACTAATGTCCAAATGATTCCAATTGCTGATGCTAAGAATTTTGTTGGTTATTCGCCAAATCCACATAATTATTTAAATCGTGAGACCATCACATTCACAGCTTCTGGAATTACTACGAGTGGAAAAATTACATCAATTGCAAATGAACTTTTAGTAACTACTGGAATTGGTTCGACTGGATATACTGGATTGGTAACTTATTTTAATGTATCTGGTAATTTAGTTACGATCAAAGAGAATGATGTTTATCAAATTCTTGCAGAGCAAGTAAAGGTCTTAAATGTAGATACTGTTTCGTCTAGAATTCGAGTAAGACGTAGTTATAATGAAACTCAAGGAATATCTACAATTTCCGCCGGAATTGCGATTACAGAAAAACCAAGAAAGTTTATATTACCATTTGGTATTTCAACTTCAACTTATAATTTCAAATTAGATAAGCAAATTTATTTTGATCCAAAAGAATCTGTTGGTTTAGGAACAACTGCTGGCCCAGGAATTGGATATACTCTGACATTTACAAATCCTGGAGCAGGTCTGACTCAAATCACAATCCCTACTCAGGCATTATGGTTACCAAAACATGAGATTGAAACTGGAACTCAGTTAATCTATAATGCCAATGGCGGGAATGCTGTTTCCATTTCAACAGATGGAATAAGCAGTTATCAACTTGCAAATGATAGTGTTGTCTATGCTGCACGTCTTGGTGATAATTTATTAGGAATTTCTACAGTTAAGGTTGGGTTAGGAACAACAGGTTCCTTTGTTGGAATTGCAACCACAGCATCACTAGTTTATTTTACAAATATTGGACTTGGCAATACTCATAGCCTTACAACAAATTATGACAATACTTTAGATGGAACTACAACATTAAATCGAGTAACTGTATCTACAGCATCAACTCATAATCTTCAGTCTGCAGATTATGCAAATGTTTCTGTCCTTTCCGGAGTTATCACGAGTTTATACTCTGGAAATTATGAAGTTATTTCTGCGGGCGGAACACAGTTCACATATACAATCAAAGATTATCCAGAGAACGCTCTCTACACACAAAATGATGGAGAATTAAAATACTCTACTAATTCTACTCAAGTCTATGGATCTATCGTTGGTATTGATTTAATTTCCAAAGGACTTTCATATAAAACTTTACCAAAAGTTTCTTATGTAAGTAGTGGAATTGGTACTGGAGATATCTTAGTTTCATATGGAACAAGTATTGGTTCAATTAATAAAATTGAATTGCAAGATATTGGATTTGATTATCCATCAGATTTAAGTTTGAGACCAACAGCAAATCTTCCACAAATTTTACAAGTCAAAGATTTATATTCATTTGAATCTATTGGAATTGCGTCTGTGGGTAGAAACTATAATGTTGCTCCAGATTTAATTGTTGTTGATGAATTAACAGGGGAAGTAAATTCACAAACAAATCTGAGATACAACTTAGGTGACAAGAATGTTACTATTTTAAGTAATGCGTATAACCTCGATAAAGAAACTTCAGTTATTCGACCAGTAAACAATGGAAATGGTGTTGGTATTAGCACTATAAGATTTATACCAGCATCTCAAGATGTTGTGGTTACCTTAGGTTCTAGTTTCAGTGATGCTGGATCTTATCCATTTGCAATTGGTGATAGAATTTTAATTGAAAATATTAGTGTTGGAATTGGTTCTACTGCTAAAGGATACAACTCAGAGAGCTATGGATATCGATTCTTTACAATTGCGAATTTAGATCCAAATATTGGAGGTATTGGAGGAACAGTTTCTTATAATATTTCTGGATTACTTAAAACTGGAGAAATACCAGGAAATTATGATTCAATTAATTCTGCTGGTAGAATTATACCAGAAAAAGATCTTCCAATATTTGTACCAGAATTTAAGACCAATGATTTCTTAGAAGGTGAAATTGTTAATTCACAATCTGCATCTGGTGAAGTTGTAAGATGGAATAATAAAAATTCACTATTAAAAGTTTCTTCAAATATAGATTTTAATTCTGGGGAAGTTGTATCTGGAGAATCATCTAAAACTCAAGCTGAAATTGTAAGCGTATTGAATTTTAATTCAATTTATGATGTTAAATCATCTTCAGTTGTCAAAAAAGGTTGGCAAAAAGAAACTGGATTTTTGAGTAATGATCTTCAAAAAATTCATGACAACGATTATTACCAATATTTTTCATATTCAGTTAAAACAAATATTCCACTTGAAACCTGGGATAGTAGTGTTGACGAATTAAATCATCCAGTAGGATTTAAAAAGTTTGCAGATCTTCAAGTAAAATCTTTACCTGTGGGTGTAGGTATAGGATCAACTGTTGGAACTGAATCTAATGTAATTGTTGAATTAGATTCTTCACTTAATTTACATTGTAAAACTGACTTTGATCTCGCTAGAGAAAATAACATAATAATTGGAGCAAATTATGCATCTAATCAAATAATTTTTGAATCTGCGATTCTTCAAGATTATTTGGAGTCTATTGGTAATAGAGTTCTGATGATTGATGATCTTTCACCAGAATTTAATAGCAATCCAAGATCTACAAAATATTCAAATATCGATGTCTTTACATTATCTACTGCAAGATATAAAAAGTATGTGACTTTTGTAAATGATTTGGCTTATGCTGATCAAAATCAAATTCTTCTTGTTTCATTATTGCATGACGATAATTATGGGTATTTGAATCAGTATGGAAAAATTTATAATGATGATGATCTTGGAGCGTTTGACTTTAGTGTTTTTGGTTCTGAGGGTGTATTAGAATTTCATCCAAATTATTATGAAGAGAATAGTTATAATGTTTCATTCTCAGCTCTTGCTGTCAGCGATCTTACAACGTCCGTTGGGCAATTAAACCTTGGTGATGTTGTAAGTATTGCATCATCGAGTGTAACTATTCCTTCAGGAACATCAACTGCCACAACCGTTGTTGGAATCGCATCTACTTATAGAGGATCAAAAATTTATGTTGTAATTGGGGCAACAGATGGATCCTACTATGAAGTTGATGAACTCAGTGTTGTACATAATGGAACTGATGTTTCATATATGGATTATGGGCAGTTAACAACTGGAAGTCTCTCTTCATATGGTTCTCCAGGAATTGGCACATATTATTCATATCTTTCAGGATCTAATTTAAATGTTGATCTTATTCCATACGCGGGTCTTTCAACAAACTATTTTGTAAATACGATTCGTGTTTCAATTGCAAACTCATCTTCAGTTGGTGTTGGAACATCATACATCTTTGACGGATTCGTTGGATCTGGTTTTACAAGCATTGCTTCATCGGGTTCTCCAACAGCAGTGAATGTCGCATCGTTCCCATCAGATCATGATGCAGCCTATTATATTGGTGTTGTCGAAGATTTTACAAATAATGAGTATCAGATTTCTGAAATGGTTGTATTAAAAAATCAATCTAATGCATACATATCAGAGTTTGGGTATATTCAAACTAATGGTTCTCTTGGAGATTTCACAGTTGATCGAGTTGGTGATGATACGGTACTCAAATTTACGCCAAGAGCAAATATACAAACACAAGTCAGAGTATATCAAGAAGCAATTACAGCACTACATGCTCATGATTATCCTAGAGAAATATCTTTAAATAATGCTGCTGTAGATGGTGGTCATGCACTCTATGAAGGAACTGCTATTTCTTCTAAGAAAAATTTTGGTTTGACGTATAGACAACGACCAATTTTTGAAAGATATTTTGATGGAACATCTACTAATATTGTAGATTTAGCAAATGATAGATTACAGATTCCTGAACATTTCTTTGTAACTGGTGAAAAAATCTATTATGAATATGGTGGTTCTGATACCAATAGTGCCAATGCCATTGGAATTGCAACCACATCAATTTCTGGAATTGGAGTTACTGATAAACTTCCAAGAACTTTATATGCATATAAAACAGATAACTTATATCTAAAGTTTGCTGGATCAGCTGCTGATGCTTTATCAAGTCCACCAAAGTTCTTAGACATAACCAGTGTTGGAATTGGAACTTCACATATTGTTAAAGGATCGAATCAAAATGCTAGATCGATGATTGCAATTGATAACGTAATACAATCACCAATCGTTGGCACTTCAATAACAACAACTGTTGGAACATATGTAGAAGCAATAACAAATATTGTTACTCTATCCGGAATTACGTCAATATTCAGTGGAGATTTAATAAAGATTGATAACGAAATTATGCGACTTGATACTTTGGGATTTGGTGCAACTAATGTTGCTATTGTTCAAAGAGGATGGCTTGGTACTGGAATTGCTACGCACCAAGTAGGAACCGTAGTTACTAAATTATCGGGAAATTATAATATCGATGCAAATACAATTTACTTTGCAAATTCTCCATGGGGGCAAATACCATTTACAAATCCATCAAGTAGAGCGGATGAACAGGATTATGTTGGACTGATAACTGGATCCACATTTAGTGGTAGAGTCTTCTTAAGATCGGGAGATGTAAATTCTTCTTCTGATGCATATTTTTACAATAAAATATTTGATGATATTTCAGAATCATTTACTGGAGTTAATACCAGTTTTATCCTTAAATCTAATGCATCAAATATTACTGGTGTAAGCACTAGCAATGCGGTGATATTGGTAAATCAAATTTTCCAACAACCATCCAGAAATACATCTCCAATTACGGTGACTGGTAATTATAGTCTTTCAGAGTCTTCTGGAATTACTACAATCTCGTTCATTGGTAATGCATCACAATCATATGATATTAATGCCTCAGGATTGCCAAGGAAAGGTATACTTGTTTCTGTTGGTTCAACTGCTGGATTTGGATTCCAACCTTTAGTTTCAGCTGGAGGAACTGCGGTTGTTTCTATTGCTGGCACAATTCAATCAATTAGTATTGGCAACAGCGGCTCTGGTTATCGTTCTGGAGCGCAGACTGTAAGAGTTGGTGTTGGAACTTCAAGTACAAGAACTCCAAATATTCAATTTATTGGAACCGCAGCAGTTCAAAATGGTCGCGTCGTAAGTATTGCGATTACGAATCCCGGAATTGGATATACTAGATCAAATCCTCCAGTTGTCTTTATTGATTCTCCACTTTCTTATAGCAATATTCCACTCATTTATAGTTCATCTTCAATTCCTGGAATTGGAAGTGGTGCAAAAGTTGATATTGTGGTGGGCCAAGGTTCAAGCATTGTCAATTTTGAAGTTAGAAACAGTGGCTATGGATATGGTCAAGGTGAAACTCTTACCGTTGCAATCGGTGGTACAGTTGGTATTCCAACAAATACAACTCTATCCTATCAAGAATTCAGACTTACTGTTGATAGAACTCATACAGACTCTTTTGCTGGTTGGTCTATTGGCGATTTACAGGTTATTGATCCATTTGATGCTTTATTTGATGGAGAAAGAAAAATCTTTCAAATTAAAATAAATGAAGCTCTTACATCTATTAGAACAAGACCTGGATCAAATATTGATATTCAGGCAACGTTATTAGTGTTTATTAATGATGTTTTACAAGTACCTGGATCTGGATATATTTTCCGTGGAGGTAATTTAATTACATTCCCAGAACCACCAAAATCTGGAGATACTTCAAAAATTCTCTTCTATAAAGGCACTAGTAATGTTGATGTTGCTTTAGTCGATGTTTTAGAACCAATTGAAGTAGGTGACGGTTTACAATTAATTGATGATTCAATTTTCTTAACTGAAGATGAAAGACTTGTTACAAGTATTCCTGCAAGTGATTATGTAAATACGAATACTTATTTTAATCCTGGACTTACATTTGGAGAGACCTATGTAAGACCTGTTACACTATGCTATCAAACTGAAGATAAAATTATTGATGGATTAGAAGTTGGAAAAACCAGAGTTCTTTATGAACCATTTGTTCAACCATCAACAAATATAATTAATAGTCTTGGAATTACATCTTCAGTAGTATTTGTGGAAAATGCAAAGACTTTCTTTGATTCACAAAAAGAAAATACTACTGGAAGTACAAACTACAAGAAAATTACTATTACATCTCAAGATGCAGTTTCTGGAGCAGCTGCAACTGCAGTTGTTTCTGCCGCTGGAACAATTACTTCGTTTGTAATCAGTGATGGTGGTTATGGATATACTTCGGCACCAGACGTGGTTGTTTCAAATCCAGTTGGTCTTGGATCAACATATAGAGCTTCTGGTTCTGCAACCATAACGAATGGTGTTGTAACATCTATTGGAGTTTCTGCAATTGGTTATGGGTATACATCAACAAATCCGCCATTAGTTTTAATTCAAAGTCCAAAAGTTACTAAAGAAGAAATATCTAATGTTACATTTGAAGGCGACTTTGGTATTATTACAGGAATTAAAACTACATCAGTTTCTGTTGCAACAACGGGATTAGTATTTGACTTCTTTATTCCACAGAATTCTTATCTAAGAGATTTAAATATCAATACTGTCGGTATTGCCACAACCGGTGTCAGTGGAATTCAAACTGGATATTATTTCGTAGTTAAGAATTCAAATGTTGGAAATGGAGTAACAGCAAAAGATGAAACCGGTGGAACCGTAGGTATTGGAACAACTTGTTTGGATAACATTTATAAGGCTGTTGCAGTTTCGATTGCACAAACTGCTGTCCCTGGTATTGGATTGACTTATGTTGCAAAAGTAACCATAAGTCTTACTTCATATAATAATCTTATAGGACTTGGATTTAGTTCATTCTATGGCGAATATAGTTGGGGAAGACTTTCTACTATGAATAGAGTATATCCAAAAGCATTTACAAATTATATCAATGGTATTGCTGGAGTTTCAAGTTCTCCAACAGTTCAAAGATTACTTCCTCTGAAATACCGAGATTATACTACATAAATACATAAAAAACTCCAAATGGCTGCTATTATAACAGATCAATTTAGAATATTGAGTGCTAAGAATTTTGTTTCTGTAGCTAGTTCTTCAGACAACTCATATTATGTTTTTGTAGGACTTCCCAATGCGTCAGAATATAGTACGACGTGGGACACAAATCCTCCAGCACCAAAGGATAATTTTAGTGAAGAGAATTCATATTGGGATACTGCAATTGCAGTCAAAAAAATATCGACAGAAAATATTAAACAAATTATTAGAAAGATAACCTGGACATCGGGAATTACTTATGACATGTATAGACATGATATAAGTAGAACTAATACATCAAAACCATCTGATGCAACTAGTTTATATGCTGCAAATTATTATGTCGTAAACTCGGACTACAGAGTTTATATCTGTTTACAAAATGGAACAAATCCAGAAAACCCAGAAGGAAGACCTTCTCTTGATGAGCCAATCTTTACAGATTTAGAACCAAGATCCGCAGGTACAAGTGGTGATGGATATATTTGGAAATATCTGTATACAATTGCTCCTAGCGATATTATCAAGTTTGAAACTTCAAATTTTATTCCTGTTCCAAAAGATTGGGGAACTAGTGATACAAACTCAACAGTAAGAAACAATGCCGCTACAAGCGGACAGATCAAAATTGTAACGATTACCAATCGTGGTGTTGGCATTGGAACTGCAAACACAACCTACACTAGAGTTCCAATTAAAGGAGATGGGATTGGTGCCGAAGCAACAATCATCATCAACAATAATTCTAAAGTAGAATCTATTACAATATCCAATGGTGGATCTAGTTATACCTATGGAACAGTTGATTTAGTTGCAGGAAACGTACCTGTAGGAACTACTCAACCAAACTTTGACGTAATTATTCCTCCAAAAGGTGGACATGGAGCAGATATCTATAGAGAACTTGGGGCTAATAGAGTTGCACTTTACGCGAGAATTGAAAACGACACACAAAATCCAGATTTTATAACAGGAAATCAAATTTCAAGAGTTGGTGTAATTGAAAATCCATTGGTTTACAATTCAAGTTTTATCCTTACTGAAGATAAGGCAAGTGCAGTTTATGCATTGAAACTTGTTGGTACTGGATATAGCACTGCAACTTTTATTGCCGATGCATTAGTTACCCAAACAGTAGGAGTAGCATCTACTGCTGTTGGTAGAGTCATTTCATATGATCAAAATACTGGAGTTTTAAAATACTGGCAAGATAGAACTCTTGTTGGATTTAATAGTGATGGTACTAAAAACTCCACACCAATTTATGGATTTAATATGAATAGATTCACATCATCTCCTGGTGTTGGTGGCACTACTATAATTCAAGGTGGAAGTGCTGGATTATCTATTGATACAAATTACAATGGTATATCTACCTCAATAAATAGTAGGACATATTATTTTGGACAGAACTTTATTAATGGTGTGTCTAGTCCAGAAGTTCAAAAGTATTCTGGAAACATCATTCATGTAGATAATAGACCCTCTGTTACAAGATCGTCTAGCCAAAAAGAAGATATCAAGGTAATTTTGCAATTCTAAGAAATCATGCCAGAGTCAACCAATCTCAACGTTTCTCCATATTTTGATGATTTTGATTCTACTAAGAATTATTATAAGGTCTTGTTTAAACCTGGATATCCTGTTCAGGCTAGAGAATTAACTACTTTACAATCCATTCTTAAAAACCAAATTGAACAATTTGGTAATCACGTATTTAAAGAAGGATCTGTAGTAATCCCTGGGCAGTTAAGTTATACAAATCAGTATAAATTCGTAAAGATTGAAAATTCATATCTCGGCGTAGACGTAAGCGTTTATATTAATGATCTTGTAGGTAAAAAAATCACAGGAGATCAATCTAAAGTACAAGCACAAATTTTATCTGTGCTTCCACAAAACGAACTTGGAAATGAATATACAACTCTTTATGTGAACTATTTGGCTTCTGGATTGGGTGATCAAAAAGTATTTTCAGATAATGAAAAATTAACACTTAACGAAAGTTACTCTCAAAACTCAATCATTATTCAAAGTGGTGAAGGATTTGCAAACACTACTTTATCTGCGACTGGTAATGGTTCTGCTGCTGTTCTTAGCAATGGAATTTATTTCTTGCGCGGATACTTTGTTGAAGTATCTGAGCAAACATTAGTTCTTGAACCATATAGCAATATCCCAAGTTATAAAGTTGGATTTGATATTATTGAAGAATTTATTAATGCGGATGAAGATGATTCTTTAAATGATAATGCGAAAGGATTTTCTAACTATGCAGCACCAGGAGCTGATAGATTTAAAATCGCTGCAGTATTATCTAAGAAAGGTTTAACAGAAACGACAGCAGAAAATTTTATTAGTTTATTAGAAGTAAGAAGTGGAGAATTAGTAAAAAATACAACTACAACATCCCAATATAACGTTCTTTCTACAGAACTTGCTAGAAGAACATCTGAAGAGTCTGGTGATTATTATGTCAGACCATTTGACATTACTGTAAAAGAAACTTTAAATGACAATCTTGGAAATAATGGAGTATTTCAAGAAGGTCAGTTAACATATAATAATCAAACTCCTAAAGAAAGTTTAGGCACTTATAAAATTAGTGCAGGAAAGGCATATGTCAAAGGATATGAAGTAGAATCTTTATCTGCAAATTTCCTTGACTTCCAAAAACCAAGAACAACAAAAACAATTACTGATGCAAGTCTTGCATATGTAACTGGTCCGACTTTTACAGTTAATAATGCTTTTGGAGCTCCTAATTTAAATCTTGGAAGTCCATTCATTGTAAGTTTAAGAGACTCTAGAGTTGGAGTTGTTTCTGCTACGCTTCCAGGAAAAGAAATTGGATTAGCAAGAGTTTATGATTATGCTTTAGAATCTGGATCCTATAATACCACGAATTTAAAATTAAATCAATGGGATATTTCTTTATTTGATGTAGAAACCTATACTGAAATTACTCTTAACCAAAATGTAACGTTAACAACTCCAGTTCATATTAAAGGAAAAGCAAGCGGAGCTACTGGATACCTTAGATTTGATGTTAATAATGCAGGCATTCTTACTGCATATGGCGTGAAAGGATCATTTGCTACAAATGAGAAATTTATCTTTAATGGCGTAGAAACCACAAGTAGAGTTTCTACTGCGATTACTGAGTATACAATACAAAATGTAGAATCTTTATCAAATGTAAGCACATCTTCAACTTCATTCACTGCAGATATTGTACCAACTATTACATATAATGTAGGACTTGCTTCTGTTACTGCAAGATCTGCAACTGGAATCAGCAGCATTAGTTTAAATGTAGGAAATAGTAACTTTGCATTTACAAATAATGTGAAAGTTGGTGAATTAGTAAAATATACAATTGCTGGATCCACAGTTCCAACTCATAACACAATTGTTACAGTTTCAGCAAATTCTATTGTTGTAACTGGAGTTACGACTGTAACTGGAATTTGTGAGGGTTCTCCACCGGCAACAGCAAGTTCTGTAAGTGATCTTGCAATTCTTGGATCTTTTTTCCAGACTTCAGTAGATAATACTTTATATACAAAACTTCCTAAGAATTTTGTTTCTTCTGTAGATCTTACAGATTCTAATCTTACAATTAAAAAAGAATTTGCCGTTACTATTGCAAGCAATCAATCAAATACTTTGGTTGCATCTGCAAATGAAACTTTCTTACCATTTGACGAAGAAAGATATGTATTGGTTAGATCTGATGGAACATTTGAAACGTTACGTGCAGATAAGTTCTCATTTGATGCAACTGGATCTCAACTAACAATTTTTGGATTAGGCTCAAATGATAGTAGTGCAAGACTGATTGCAACTTTACGTAAAATCAAAGTTAAAGCAAAAGCAAAAAATAAGAACAGAATCAAAACTTTAATCATCAATAAATCAAAGTATGAGCATTCTGGTATTGGATCAACCACAGTTAATGATGGATTAACTTACGGAACGTTCCCATACGGCACAAGAGTTCAGGATGAAGAGATTTGTCTGAATGTTCCAGATGTAACAAAGCTCTACGGCATTTTTGAATCTACAACAACATCTGAAGCGTCTTTACCAGCAGTTACCTTCAGCTCTTTAACTGGACCTACAAATAAAACTAGCGATTTGTTAGTTGGTGAAAAATTCACAGGACAAACTTCAGGAGCTGTTGCGGTCTTTACAAATAAAGTCAATGATCTTCAAATTAATTATGTTTACTTAAACGACAAGTCATTCCAATCAAGTGAAGTTGTAATGTTTGAAGAAAGTGGAATTAATGCCACTATTTCTGCCCTTACATTGTCCGATAAAAATATAACTGCAGATTATACATTAGATGCTTCACAAAAAAATACAATCTATGATTATTCCAGAATTGTAAGAAATCCAATATCAAAAGAACCAGTAAAGCAAATTAAAATTATTTTTGAATCTGCAAGTTTTGCATCTTCAGATCTTGGAGATATCACGACTGTAAATTCTTACAATGACTATGATTATTGCGATATAGCTCCTGTAGAAGGAAAAGTAGCAAATAGTGATATTATTGATATTCGTCCAAGAGTATCAGAATATGCTGTCGCTGCGGGTTCTCGTTCACCGTTTGAATTTTTATCAAGAACATTCTCGGAAGCTCAGAATTGTGGTAGAAATATTCTTGCATCTGATGAGTCCATTCTTCTTTCATTCGATTACTACTTAGGAAGAATTGATAGAATTTTCTTAACGAGGAATGGTGGATTGCAACTTCTTACTGGCGATCCTTCAGAAACTCCAAGACCACCTAAAGCATTAGATGATGCTCTTGAGATTGGATCGGTATCACTTCCACCTTATCTTTGCGATGTAAACAGGGCATCGGTAAGTTTGGTTTCTCATAAGAGATATCAGATGAGTGATATTTCTAGACTTGAAGATAGAATTAAAAATCTTGAATCTTATACCACACTCAATCTTTTGGAAGCAAATACGCAGTCTTTAAGTATTAAAGATGTTAATGGTTTGGACAGATTTAAATCTGGATTCTTTGTAGACAATTTTAGAACAACCAATTTCCAAAATAAAACCACAACAATTAAAAACTCAATCGATCAAACGAATCAAGAATTAAGACCATCACCATACACAACTGAAGTTGATTTATTAATTGGTTCTAAGTCTTTAGTTGGAATTGGAGCTTCTGTAGATCCAAACGCTGATGTAAGATTTGTCGATGATTTAATTGGCAATAATGTAAGAAGAACTGGTCAAGTAATCACGCTTGACTATACAGAAGCTTCTTTTATAAGACAACCATTTGCTACAAGAATTGAAAATGTAACACCATATCTTGTAACAAACTATGAGGGAACTATTTCATTAACACCTTCATCTGATGTTTGGACAGATCAAGTTAGATTAGCGCCAAGAACAATTACTCAAGATAATTTTACTGCTACTCAACAACAACTTGCATCTCAAGGATTTGATCCCCAGACAGGTCTTGGCCCCGTTAATTGGGGTGCATGGGAAACCACCTGGACTGGACAATCTACTTCACAACAAGTAGAAAATTCTGGAGATACAACCACAACATTTACTACGACTACAACCACTGAGGATCAAAGAAGAAGTGGAACTCAATTACAACTTACTGAACAAACCACAACGACTTCACAAGGAGATTCTCTGATTTCTTCTTCTCTTGTAACATTCATGAGATCAAGAAACGTCGAATTTGTTGCTAAGCGTTTTAGACCATATACTCGGGTATATTCATTCTTTGATGGTGAAGACGTAAATTCATTTATTGTTCCAAAACTTCTTGAAATTGGAATGATATCTGGTATTTTCCAAGTTGGTGAAACAGTAGTTGGTACATTTGCAAATTCTTCAATAAATCAAAACACTACGCCAGGATCTACTCCAACTGAGATTAGATTTAGAGTCGCAACAGCAAATCACAAGTATGGTTCATTTAATGCTCCAAGTGATGTTTACACAAATAATCCATACGATCAGCAAGCAACTGGAACTTTAACTTCAGTTTATTCTGCAACTTCTACACTTCTTAATGTAGATATTGCAAGTCTTTCGGAACAAGTTCAAGGACAGTTCTTCGGAAGAGTTCTGCCAGGATTAAAATTAAAAGGATTGACAAGTGGCGCTGAAGCTACGGTATCAGATGTCAGATTGGTGTCGGATAATCTTGGAACAATCATTGGATCATTCTTAATTCCCAATCCAAACGTACCTACAAATCCAACATTTGAGACTGGAATTAAAACATTTAAACTGACCAATGATAGAACAAACTCTTTAGTACCAGGATCTGTATATACTGAAGGTGAAGTCAATTATTATGCACAAGGTCTTCTGAATAATGTTCAAGAAACTATTACTTCTGTCAGAAGTCCTCAGTTTACATCAACATCATTATCAGATACAAGATCCCAATCAAATTCTACTACATCTTCAAGTTCAACTAGAGTTCAACCAGTATTCATCACTAATGTAATAGAAACTACGATTATAGTAGAAGCTCCAGCGCCGCCCCAAGATCCATTAGCACAATCGTTTAATCTTCCTGCAGGGAATGGATTATTTGTAACCAAGATTGATTTGTATTTCAGATCAAAAGATGATGTTCTTCCAGTTACGGTTCAACTTCGTCCAATGTCTCTTGGATTACCAACAGGAACTGTATATCCATTCAGCGAAGTAAGCATTGATCCAAAAGATGTTAATATCTCAGAAGATGGAACTACTGTTACCACAGTTACATTCCCATCACCAGTGTATCTGAAAGGTGGAGAAGAACATGCTGTTGTTCTTCTTTCAGAATCAACTTCATATCAAGTTTGGATTTCTAGACTTGGTGAAGTTGATAGAACAACTGCTGGATTACCAGAATCACAACAAATTTTTGTAACTCAGCAACCACTCTTAGGATCATTATTTAAGTCTCAAAATGCATCAACTTGGACTCCAAGCCAATATGAAGATCTTAAGTTTACTCTCTATCAGGCAGTATTTACAAATCAAACAGGAGACATCAATTTCTATAATCCACAGTTAAATATTGGCAACAAGCAGATTGCAAATCTTCTGGTCAATCCTCTTGAAATGAATTCAAGAAAAGTTCGTGTTGGACTAGGAACAACAGTAAAAAGTACAAACTTTATCGTCGGCACAACTGTTGGTCAGTTGAACTCAAATGCAACTGGTAATTATGTTGGATCTGCTGGATCCGTCACAGGAAATCTGACAATTACAAACGCTGGTATTGGTTATTCTAACGGTTCATTCAACAACGTTTCCCTGACAAATGTAACTGGATCTGGTGTTAACGCAACCGCAAATATCACCATTTCCAATAACGTTGCCACAGCTGCAACAATCAATGCTGGTGGATCTGGATATCGTGTTGGTGATGTTCTTAGCGTTTCGAGCCTTAGTGGAAGCACTCTTGGATCTAACTTAAGACTCTCCGTTCCACAAATTACTGGCATTAAAGAAATTATTTTGGATAATGTTCAAGGTACATTTACAACAGGAACTGGAAGCACAATCACTTACGTTGCTTCTGGAATAGGAGTAACAAGTCTGAACGGTGGTGGAGTAACAGTAAGTTATGTTACTGTGGATTCAGAACCATCTGATGGATTACATATCAAGGTAAATCACAAGAACCATGGTATGTACGCTCTGAATAACAACGTTGCTATTTCTGGAGTTTATTCTGATTCAACTCCAACGACATTGAATACTGCATATGCAAAAGAAAGTTCGGGTAGTATTGTGCTTACAAATGCAAGCGGATTTGAAACATTTGAAAATGTAAGCGTTGCATCTACAAATCCTGGGTATATCCAAATTGAGGATGAAATCATTGCTTATGAAGGAGTTGTTGGCAACACACTGACTGGTATTACCAGACAAATTGATCAGACAAAATCGTTTACATATGCTGCTGGAACTCCAGTATTTAAATATGAAACGAATGGAATTTCTCTGAGAAGAATTAATAAGACTCACACTCTGCAGGATGTTGGTTTCTCATCAACCAGAACATATGATTTGGATTATTATTACCTGAAAATTGATACAAGTTCTGCAGGAAACAGTGCATCTCTTCCACAAGGACAAGTTAACAGAAGTTCTGCAACATCGTTCCCACCACTTTATATTGATCAGACCAAATCTGCAGGTGGTCCCAATGTATACGCTACTCAAAATATCCCATACTCAGTAATTAGACCCAATATTCAGATTATGAACTTACTGGCAACAACAGTTTCTGCATCAATCAGAACTGTAACAGGATCTAGTGTTGATGGTAGTGAAGAATCCTACATGGATGCTGGTTACGAACCAATCGTATTGACTTCTAACAATTACTTATCTTCACCAAGAATAGTAGCTGCATCAATTAATGAATCTTCCGCATTAACCACTCTCCCTGGAAATAAATCATTCACAATGAATGTGAAGATGAGTACTATTGATCGCAATGTTTCCCCTGTAATTGATCTTGATAGAATATCTGCAATCTTCATCAACAATAGAGTTAATAGTCCAATCAGCGACTATGCAACTGATTCAAGAGTATCAACCCTTGCGGATGATCCTTCAGCGTTTGTTTATGCATCAAATCCAATTGCACTTGAAGTTCCAGCATCGTCTCTCAGAGTTATTGTAAGTGCATACGTGAACAGAGACAGTGATCTGAGAGCATTATATGCAATTATGAAAGATCCTACAGAGAATCCAATTTACTATCCATTCCCAGGATGGAATAATCTGAATAGTCTTGGTAATGTAATTGATGTTGCCAATAACGATGGTCTCTCAGACGTTAAGGTTGCCAAAACTGATAATCTTGCTAACCTGAGTCAGAACCTTGACTATAAAGAATATACATTCACTGTAAATAATTTGACCGATTTTAGATACTTTACAATCAAACTTATTGGATCATCATCGGATATGGCTCATCCACCTAGATTAAAAGATCTGAGAGTCATTGCTCTTGCGTGATTATGAATACAAAATTTTCTAAAGTTGAGGGTTATACTAGCCTAGTTCGTGATAATTCTACGAATGCTATCCTAAACACCAATATGAGTGACTATCAAAATTATAAAAATTTAAAACAAGTAAAAGAGTCTGAGAATCAAAAACTTCAAAGACTCGAAGATGATATGAATAGATTAAAAGATGATATTGGTGAAATTAAAAATCTTCTGAAGGCATTGACTTATGAATCCAAATAGTATTAAACTTACAGATTTAAATAAATCTTTTGAATATGAAAGGGTTGCTCGTAATATAGATAGTATAAGTGATATTGATGAATTAAAAAATGTAGCTAAATCGTTTTTAAAATTATATCTTAAGCAAGCAGAAGTTTTATCTGAACTCACATGGCCCAACCCAGCACAAGACAAGAACTGATTGATTATTGCAAAAGAAAACTGGGTTATCCAGTTTTAGAAATTAATGTTGCTGATGAGCAAATTGAAGATCTTGTTGATGATGCAGTTCAGTATTTCCAAGAAAGACACTTTGATGGTGTCTATCAAACATATATGAAATATCAGATCACTCAGGATGATCTGGATAGGGGAAGAGCTCGTGGTGGGTCTTCAGGTTCTGTAGGAATTACAACAACGACCGTAAATGAAACTATAGGAAATAGCACTTCATTCAAATTTGAAGAAAATTCAAATTTCTTACCTGTTCACCCATCAGTTATTGGTGTTAATAAGGTATTTAAATTTGATGGAACGAACAGTATTACTCACAACATGTTCAGTGTTAAATATCAGTTATTCTTAAATGATATTTACTATTGGGGCACAACTGAACTGTTAACGTATGCGATGGTTAAGACATATCTTGAAGATATTGATTTTCTTTTGACTACAGAAAAGCAAATTAGATTTAACAAGAGACAAGATAGATTATATTTAGATATTGATTGGGGTAGCGCAGCTGTAGGAAATTGGATCATCATTGATTGTTTCCGAACAATGGATCCAAATGACTATTCAAGAGTTTGGAATGATTCATTCCTCAAACCATATTTGACCGCATTGATCAAACGTCAGTGGGGTCAAAATATGATGAAATTTACTGGTGTTAAACTTCCTGGTGGTGTTGAATTGAACGGAAGACAAATGTATGAAGATGGTCAAAGAGAAATAGACCTCATTATGGAGAGAATGTCTAATACTTATGAGTTACCACCATTAGACATGATCGGATAATATGCTTAATCCATTTTTTCTTCAAGGATCAAAAACCGAACAATCGTTAATCCAAGATTTGATTAACGAACAACTTCGCATGTATGGCGTTGAAATTTACTATATCCCAAGAAAATATATTACCAAAAAAAGTGTTATAAAAGAAGTCATCGAATCAACTTTTAATAATGCATATCCAATCGAAGCTTATGTAAATACTTATGATGGATATGAAGGACAGGGAACTATACTTTCAAAGTTTGGTATTCAACCATTAACAGATTTAACAATTACAATATCAAAAGAAAGGTTTGAGACTTATATTACACCTTTAGCTCAACAATTAACTAATATTGAACTTATAAGTAGACCAAAAGAGGGAGATTTAATATATTTTCCTTTGGGTGATAGATTATTTGAAATTAAATTTGTTGAGCATGAGCAACCATTTTATCAATTGCAAAAAACATATGTTTATGAATTAAAGTGTGAACTGTTTAGATATGAAGATGAAGAACTTAATACAAATATTGATGAAATTGATGATAATATTTTAACTGCCGGATATATACAAACTTTACAATTAGTTGGCGTTGGAACAACTGCAACGGCAACTACAGGAATATTGAATGGTGCTGTAAGATTAATTACAGTGACAAATAGAGGACGTGGATATACATCGCTTCCACAAGTAGCAATTTCTTCTGCACCATCTGGTGGATTGACAGCAGTAGGTATTGCCACATTTATTGATAACATCGTTGATTGTAATGGTACAACATCAACTAAAATTCAGGGGGTTGAACTTATAAATCCTGGTTATGGATATACAGTTGCTCCAGGAGTTGTATTTGTTGGTGGAGGTGGTGCTGGAGCAGCTGCAACTGCATCAATAGCAAATGGTGTTGTTGGAGTTATTACTATTACAAGTGGTGGTGGTGGATATGCAACCGCACCAATTGTAACAATTCCTGCTGCGCCAGCTGGTGGTATTAATGCTGTTGCAAGAGCATATATCAATACTGTCGGTGTAGTGACTGCAATTAGAATCACAAATGCTGGTGCTGGATATACGACCACGCCAACTATTACGATTGCATCTCCGACTTCTTCCGGAATTGGAACTTATATCCATGGAGAAACCGTAACTGGAAGTATTAGTGGAACAACTGCTTTGGTTAAATCTTGGAATGCCCCCACAGGGGAACTCAACGTATATAAAATCAATGGCAATTTTGTAAATGGAGATGTAATTGTGGGATCCGCATCCACTGCATCTTATAAACTAAGAACATATTCAACAGATAATTTAGTTGATCCATATGCTCAAAATGATGTTATTGAGTCCGAAGCCGACGTAATAGTTGATTTTTCTGAGAAAAATCCATTCGGAACACCATAGATAGATTATCTTTTTGTTAAATAGATTATATAAGGAATTGTTAACATGTTTGAATATTTTTATCACGAGATATTGAGGAACACCATTGTAGCATTTGGAACTCTATTTAATGATATCTCCATTAAACATACAAATGATTCCGATAACGTAACAAGCGTTATCAAAGTTCCTTTAGCCTATGGACCAACTCAAAAATTCTTAGCAAGACTGGAGCAGGTTGGGGATAATCTGAATAAACCAGTTCAGATTACACTACCAAGAATGTCTTTTGAATTTATTGCATTAAATTATGATCCTTCAAGAAAAGTTACAACGACACAGACTTTTATTTCTGGTTTAGGGTCAGATAAAACTAAACCAAGAAAGTCTTTCATGCCCGTTCCATATAACATGCAATTTGAGTTATCAATATATACGAAACTCAACGATGACATGCTTCAAATTGTTGAGCAAATATTACCATACTTTCAACCAGCATATACATTGTCAGTTGATTTAATAAAAACGATTGGAGAAAAAAGAGATATTCCTGTAGTATTTGAAGGAATATCGATGCGAGATGATTATGAGGGCGACTTTGACACTCGTAGGTCATTAATTTATACTCTTCGATTCTCTGCAAAGACATATCTCTTCGGACCTATTGTAGACGTATCAAAAGATGTTATCAAGAAAGTTTCTATTGGGTATATTGGTGGAGATCAGTCATCAAGTCCATCAAGAGATCTTTCATATACAGTAGAACCTCGAGCTACTAAGAACTATACTGGCACAGTAACTACAAATCTTTCTAAAGATATTGATGCGTTAGATACTACAATTTATGTTGAAGTTGTAGATGCAACGTCTATTTCCGCAGAAACTTATATTATAGTTGACAATGAGGAAATGTATGTGGAATCTAAGACTGGCAATACTCTTAAAGTGACTCGTGGATCTGATAATACTGTTATTGCACCTCACGTAAATGGGTCTGCAGTTAAAATGATAACTTCTACCGATAATAATCTGATACAAATTGGTGACGATTTTGGATTTAATGGATCATGAAGATGACAAAGAAATTCGACAAACTCAATGAGACCTTTGATGTTTCTGGAGATGTTGTCGCAACAGATACTGAAGTAGTTGAATCTAAAATTGATAGCATTTCATCTTCTGTAGAAGATGTTCGTAAAGATTATGAATATACTAGAGGAAATTTGTATTCAATTATTGAAAAGGGGCAAGAAGCAATTAATGGCATTCTTGAGTTGGCAGCAGAAAGCGAGATGCCCAGAGCTTATGAAGTTGCTGGTCAGTTAATCAAAAACGTTTCTGATGCAACGGATAAATTAATGGACCTTCAAAAGAAACTTAAAGATATTGAAGAAACAAAACAAGTTCGTGGGCCTACAAATGTTACTAACGCATTGTTTGTAGGATCGACAGCAGAACTTTCTAAACTGTTAAAAGACGGATTAGGAACTCAAGATAAATAGTTAAAAAAGACCTATGGCAGTCCCATCAGTAAATATTACAATAGAAAAAGGTACTGATCACGCATCTACTTTTACAATTACGAATGCTGATGGTTCAGCATATGATTTAACCAACCAAAGTGCTGTTGCAAAATTAAAAAAATTTCCTTCGTCTACAACATCATATTCATTTTCCTCATCTTTGATTGTTGCGACTGGAAAAGTCACGATATCGATGGGAAATACTGTGACAAATGCTTTGGATCCAGGTAGATATTACTATGACATTGTATTGACAAATAGTTCAACATCTAAAAAAACAAGAGTGATTGAAGGGATGGCTTTGGTAACGCCATCAGTTTCAACCTAAATATATTTAAATGGGTTTTTTAGATCCATGGCAGAATACAACGTTAGTTTGGAAAACAGTAGCATCAACGTATTTATTGTTCCTGCAAAAAATATAGATCAAAAATCATACGCAGTTTCTGTAGAAAAAACAATCGTGGCAGATAAACTTTCAGATCTTAATGATGTTTCAGTTTCTGATCTTTCAAATAAAGATCAATACGTTTTAGTTTATGATGCCGGAGTTCAAAAATATAAACTCGTAAATCCAGATCAAGTGCTCAACGCAGCTGCTACAGAGTCACAACAACCAGGATTGGTTGGTTATGCAGATGCATTTCTTGATCGAATGGATATTGATCTTGATGATAGAATTGATGTAGATGCTGGAACTTTCTAAAACTAAATATAATAAGTAAAAGATAATAAAAATGCCTGCACCGGTTATTCAGTTTAAAAGAGGATTATTTGCAAATCTTCCTGGGTTGCAAGCTGGCGAACCAGGATTTACAACTGATAGTTATGACTTATATGTTGGTTTAACTTCTTCAACAGGAACTAACAAATTTGTAGGATCTCATAGATATTGGACTAAAGGAACTTCTACAACTGGTAGTGGAGTTAACCTTGTAGAAGGAACCGATAATGGTTCTAGTTATATTACTATCGCATCTCCCGCTTCTCTTGCTGGTATTGTAACCTACTATTTCCCAGCAGTTCAAGGAAATGTAAGTAGTGTTTTAACGAATGACGGTAATGGCAATCTAACATGGTCTAGTGGATCAGCAAATCCAATTTTTACGGGTATTGCATCATTTACAGATACAACTGATAATGCACTTGGAAATGCTGATACTGGTGCTGTTCAAATTGATGGTGGTCTCGGAGTTAATAAAAATGTTACGATTGGGCAAAATTTAAACGTACAAGGATATTCTGAATTTGTTGGAGTTGTAACCTTCCGTGGAGGTTCAATTGGACTTGGTGATACTGAAGGCGATAACGTTGTTGTTGGTGGTGAGTTTGCATCTAATTTAATTCCTACAGATGATGATACATATGAACTTGGAAATAGTTCTAAGAGATGGAAAAACTCAGTATTTTCGGGTATCGTTACAACAAATACATTAAGTGCTGCTACTGGTAATATTAGTGGTAACCTTACAATTGGTGGAAATCTTTTTGTTAATGGATCGACAACTCAAGTTAATACTCAAACATTAACTGTTGAAGACGCTCTGATTGATGTAGGTCTTGTAAGTGGTGCAGCACCAACCACAGATCTTGATATAGATCTTGGATTACTTTTAAATTATTATGATGGTACTGCCAAGAAAGCTGCAGTTTACTGGGATGATAGTGCATCGAGAATTGTTCTTGCCTCTGCAGTATCAGAATCTTCGGGTGTTTTAACTCCATCAGGATATGCTAGTTTAGAAATTGGATCTCTGTATTTAAATGACTGTGCAGGGCAGACTCAGGTTATTTCCTGCTCTGGATCAACTAGAAATCTTATCAATATAACTATTGATGGAGGAACATTCTGATTTTAAATTATGGCATCCGAAACTGATTTGAAATATCTATTAAATACTTACCAGAAAAAAGCAATGGATTTATTTACACAACTGGTCGTTGCAGAAACTAAGTTAGAACAAGCACTCGCAAAAATAGTTGAGTTGGAAGAAAGATTGAAGCAACAAGAGTTAAAATCTGATAAATATTCTTAATGCTGAGTAATAACTCGATATATATCGGGTTCTACGGTATATACCAACAATGTTAATTTGACCTGATGGCAAATCCGAATATCAAAATTAAACGGTCAGCCGTACCCGGCAAAAGACCGACAGTAGACCAATTGCCTTTGGGCGAACTTGGTTTAAACACCTATGATGGTCAACTATTTGCTCAAGTTGACACTGGTGGAGTTGGAATTGCAACAACCGTAGCATCGCTTACTCCTTGGAAGGAGAATTATGGTGGTAATTCCATTTCCTATAATAACAATGTATCCATAGGATCTACACTTACAGTTCAAAATTTTGTTATCAGTGGAACTGTAAGTGCTGCTTCTTCAACTGGATTAACCGGGCAGTATTTACAATCTACGGGAGTTGGAGTCACTTGGACATCAGGTAGTGTTTTAAGAAATACTTCTTCGACGGTTGCAATTGCAAATACTGATACATTTACATTAAACTATACTGTAGGGTTTTTAGATGTATATGTTAATGGTGTAAAACTTGCTCCTTCTGATTTTACAGCTAGTAATGGAACATCAGTTGTATTCAATGAGACCACTTATGGTGGAGAGACAATAGATTTTCATGCATATAATACGCCATCCACTGGTGTTTCTCCAAACGTTTTACACAATCCACCAACAACTTCATCATCAACTGGATTGCCCGGTCAAATGTCATATGATGCGTCATATCTTTATGTTTGTATCTCTCCAAACAGTTGGAAAAGGGTTTCTTTAAGTAGTTTCTAAATAATTGCATAGCCTAGTGCCTTTAGGCATGAGGATGGCTTTTTAGATCTAAAAACCCCCCATCCACTTTTTAGTAGAAGAAAATGGCATTTAATAGAGAACTCTCGCAATTTGCGTCGTTCTTGGAGCTGGACGCATCTGCGAGATATATTGGAATTACTTCCAACTCAGCTTCAACAAAGGTCGGTGTTGGTACAGCAACCCCAGACTCAAAATTCGTAGTCGTTGGTGATGCAAGAATTACTGGTATTATTACTGCTGCAAACTTTAAAACTTCTGGTGAAGGCAGATTTGAAGGTCCTTTAACAGGTAACGTAACTGGTAATGTATCAGGAAACTTAACTGGTGAAGTTAATGCTGCTGCATTTGATACCAATGCTTCTGGTGTTGTTGTTTCTGGTGTAACGACAACAACTAACTTAACAGTTACTTCAACATCATCTTTCACAGGTGGTATTGCAGCATCTGGTCTTATCATGGCAAGTGGAGGTGTACAAGGAAACTTAACTGGCAATGTAACTGGTAATGCTGATACAGCAACGGCATTACAAACCGCTAGAACTTTCCAACTCACTGGTGACGTAGCTTCGGCTGCAGTATCTTTTGATGGAACCGGAAACGTTTCTATCGCAGCTACAATTCAACCAAACTCAGTTGCTCTTGGTACTGATACAACTGGTAATTATGTCGCAACTGTTGCTGATGCTGGTTCATCTGACATTGTAGTCAACAACTCTGGTACAGAAACTGCTGCGGTTACTATTGGTCTTACAACAACTGGTGTTGTTGCAGGTTCTTACGGTTCAACGACATCAATTCCTACAATTACAGTTGACTCAAGAGGTCGTGTAACTTCAGTAGGTACAGCTTCTGTTGGTACTGCTTTAACAGTTGCTGGAAACTCTGGTTCTGAAAATATCAACCTTCTGACAGAAACTCTGTCAATCGTCGGCGCTGCTGGTAGCGTTGCTACATCTGCTGCATCTAATACAATTACAGTTGATCTTGTTAATACTGCAGTAACCCCAGGTTCTTACGGTTCATCAACTCAGATCCCAACATTTACTGTTGATGCAAAAGGTCGTTTAACTGCTGCTGGTACAGCTTCAGTTGGCACTGCTTTAACAGTTGCTGGCGATTCTGGTTCTGAGAACATTGATCTTTTATCAGAAACTCTGACAATTTCTGGTGGAACAAACCTGACTTCTTCTGCAGCTGCAAATGGAGTTACAATTAACCTTGATCCAGCGATTGATTTAACAAGTGTTAAAGCATCTGGTATCATCACCGCTGCTCAGTTTGTAACTGGTGCTTCAGGTCAAGCGATTGGAATTAACACAAGCACAATTTCTGGTCCTGCAGAAATCATCATTGACCCAGCAGGTGTTGGTGATAATACTGGTGCTGTAAGAATTAAGGGTGACCTGTTTGTTGACGGTGTTCAGACTGTTATTAATTCGACAACAATTGAACTTGCTGATTTTATTGTTGGTATTGCTTCTACAGCAACAACCGATGCACTTGCAGATGGCGCAGGTATTAAGATTGGTCCAGATAATACTTTGACTTATGATAATGCTAATACAGCTCTGAAGTCAAGCGAAAACTT